GGCCAAGCGGGGCGGCCTGACCTGGGCCGAGATGCTGCGCCGCGCCGTCGCGCACTCCCGGGCACCGAGGGATAGCCCGCCCCGTCACCGCCCCCCGCGCTGTGATACGGTGCGGGGCATGGGTGCTCTCGTTGTCCGTGACTCCTGGTTGTCCCGGCTCCTGGTGCGCGTCGGCCTGATCCGCCCCGGGGAATTCTCGGCCGGCACCGACTTCCGGGCCTCCGTGGCGACCTCGCCCGGCTACTCTCCGATCCAGGCAATGTCAGCGATCGCCGCCTTCCCCTGGGTCCGCGCATGCGTCAAGGCGAAGTCGGTAGACCTCTCGGGGCTACCTCTCCGGGTCACCCGAGGCCGAGGAGCCGACACCGAGATCCTCGAAGACCACGACGTTCTGACCCTCCTCGAGCAGCCTTCCGAGCGAGTCAACGGTCTCCAGTTCCGCCGGCAGCTATGGGTCGACCTCGACCTGACTGGCAACTGGTTCGGGGCGATGATCGGCCCCGGCGCTCGTCCGCTCTCGATCCTGCGACTCCATCCCCAGCGAGTCCGGATCCAGCCGCTGGCAGACGGCCAGATCGGTCACTACGAATACGATCGCCACGCGGGGACCGTGCCCTACGACTACTCCTCGATCCTTCACATCCGGGGGTCGAGCTGGGAGGACAGCCCGTCAGGGCTCTTCGGGACGGGGCTGATCAGGGCTCTTCACAACGACCTGAGCGCCGATCTGGCGGCCTCGAAGGCGTCTGCGAAGACGGCGTCCCGAGGTCGCCCCGACTCCATCGTCCGGCCGAAGGACCCCACCGATCGATGGACGGCCGACCAGGTAGACCTCATCCGGCAGAGCATCGACCACCACCTCTCCCGCGCCGAGGGCGGTGCCCAGATCCTCGGGGCGTCCGCAGACTACTCGCCTCTCTCGTGGTCGCCGAAGGACATGGAGTTCCAGTCCCTCCGGGTGCATGTTCGAGAGGCCGTGCTCGCCGCGTCCGGGGTCCCGCCCTCCAGGGTCAGCCTCCCGACAGCCAACTACGCGACGGCCAAAGAGGGCGACCGGACCTATTGGCAGGCGCTCCGTGGAGAGGCCGCGCTGATCGACGCCGAGCTGACCCGCCTCGTGCGGCTCTGGGACCCCCGCCTTCGCATCTCGCACGACTTCTCCTCGGTCGCCGCGCTCCAGGAGGACCGCACCGCACAGGTGACCCGCGTCCGAGAGTGGTGGACGATGGGGCTCTCCCTCGCCGATGCGGCAGCCTACGAGGGCTTCGAGGATCTACCCGAGCCCGAGACCCTTTCCCGCCCGTCCTCCACCGTCACCACACCCGACGAGTCCGCACCAGGTCCCACCAGTGCAGCTTTTGGAGACTGGTGGAGGCGGGCACCCTCTCTGCAATCGGTCGAGAGCCCGCCGGACATGCAGACCGAGGAGGGCCGGGAGATCCGCTGGCGCGGGTTCCTGGAGCGCATCCACACCCCGATCGAGCGGGGCATGAATCTCGTCCTGCGTCGCTTCCTGGTCGAGCAGGCACAGCGCTACTCCGACCGGCTCGGAGAGGTGCTCGGCCAGGCCGCAGACGGCCAGGCCGCAGACGCCCCCGCCCCGGAGACCCGGGACATCGCCGACGCCGACCTTGCCCGCCTGCTCGCTGAGTCCGAGGAGGCACAGCGCCTCGGAGACACGATCGGCCCCCGCCTCCTGGACGCCCTACGCAGAGCCTTCCAGTCCGCCCGCGACGACCTCGCCCTCTCCGGGCTCGACGAGGACGGGCTACGGCTCGCCGAGGCCACGCTAAAGGCGGACATGATCGTCTTCCGTTCCGATGTGACAAACAATGTCGCACAGCTCACACGAGATAGCGTCTCCTTCATCGTCCGCGACGGGCTGTCGACCGGAGCCACGATCCAGGAGATGCAGACCTCGATCGCCGCCTCTCGCGCCTTCAGCCCTGCCCGAGCCCTGACGATCGCCAGGACCGAGACCACCCGAGCCGTGAACCGCGGCACTGTCGAGAGCTACCGCCAGGCAATCAAGGATCTGCCGGATCTGCGGATGGAGTGGCTCTCGGCCCGAGACGATGCCGTGCGCGACAGCCACACCGACATGGACGGGGTCACCTCCGAGGTAGACGGTCTCTTCGTCAACCCCGGCAACGCCGCGAGCGCCCCGCACCCGGGAGGGTTCGGGATTCCCGGGGAAGACATCAACTGCCGCTGTACCGTTCTGCCTTTGCTGACCGGAGCCTCTTGACATGCCTACACAGCCCCTTCACCGCCTCTTCAAGACTCGTGCACTCGACAGCGGAAACACCGAGGTGATCGCCTCGACCGCAGACGTGGACCGCTACGGGGACATCGTCTCGGGACCCTGGAAGCTCGAATCCTTCCGAGCCAACCCGGTCATACCCTGGGGCCACGATTACACGTGCCCGCCGGTCGGTCGAGCTGTCGACATCGACACCGCCGACGGTGCCCTCGTCGCGGAGATCGAGTGGGATGACCACGAGTCCAACCCCCTCGGCCAGCTCGTCGCCAGCCAGTTTCGACGCGGGATGCTCTCCGCGGTCTCGGTCGGCTTCTACCCAGGGCTCTCGACCCCTCGATCCGCGCTGCCTGACGGGGACACCCGGCGAGCCGACCGGGGCCAGGTCCACACGGACAACGAGCTGCTCGAGGTCTCCGCGGTGGTCATCCCCGCCAACCCGCACGCCCTCGTCCAGAGTCGAGGGATCGCCCCGTCCCTGGAGCAGCTCCAGGACTGGACCGCGGACGGTTTCACCGGGCACCTTCGCGAGACCCTGATCAAGCTCTTGCACGGCGACCCCGTGATCCGCAGGACCCTCGCCGCCCTGCTCCTCTCCCGGCCTGCCTCCGAGGACGAGCCGCCGGGGTTCTGGTAGCCAGCACGAAAGGCCGAAACCTTCCGACCCCGTTGACGCACAGGCGCCAAACTTGATAGGGTGCGCTCGGGCCTGGAGCTGACTTGTCATCCCTGGAGTTTTGGGATGATCGAGGACCACGAGATCAAGTCTGCCGACGACGCCAAGCGAGTCATTGCAGAGATCAAGGCCGAGCAGCAACGCCTCTCCGACCTGAACCGGGACCGCTCCGAGGGCCAGGAGGCGAAGATCGCCGACCTCAAGGCGGCCGTCCGGGCGCTCTCCGAGGCACAGAACCGCGCGATGGAGACCGGCCCCGGCTCGGCCATCGTGCGAGACTTCGTCCACAAGGACGCAGACGGCACCCAGAAGATCCGATGGTCCTCGGGCGTCGACCGCGAGACCGGCGACTACCTGCCCGGCCTCCTGGACACCCCGTCCGAGGACGCATGGGTCCAGAAGGCACAGCGCCTCTTCGAGCAGCGCTGCTTCGTGCGGGCGATGACCCGCTCGGCGACCTCGCACCGAGGCGGCCCCGGCGCCAGCCCTCGCACTGACCGTGCAATCGCTCGGCACCTGGAGCGGGCCCCCGCGCCTCTACAGAGGCTCTTCTCAGACGCCTCCACCACGGGCGCCGAGTTCATCCCCGACCTTCTGAGCCCCGACCTGGTCCGAGACCTGACGATGGCTCGCCGCCTCGAGGCCAACTTTCCGGTCTGGACGATGTCCGGCAAGGAGTTGCGGATCCCCTTCCTGACCACGGCGCTCCGGCCCTACAAGAAGGGTGCGATCACCGGAGACGATCCGGCCAACTTCACGTCTTCCACGATCGTCTCCGCTCAGCGCTCGATCACCGCCTCGGGCCTGGCAGTCCGTGCCCAGCTCGACGAGGACACCACAGAGGACAGCGTGGTCGAAGGGCTCACGCTTCACCGAAACCTCCTGATCGAAGCCCTCACCGACGGCACCGAGGACTGCATCGTCAATGGCGACACTGCTGCGTCTCACCAGGACGCGATCGCCTCGTGGGACATCCGAAGCCGGTGGGGATCCTCGGGCCTCGGCGGGTCTTCTGACCATAGGACGGCATGGTTGGGGCTCCGGGCCTACGCCTATGACAACTCGTCAACGGTCGACGGCTCTTCGGCCGAGACCCTGGCGGGCGTCCTCAGTGCTCGCGCCTCTCTTGACAGCCCGCACGGGGTCGACGGTTCCCTGATGATCGTGACCTCGCCTGAGTTCTACCTGGCGAAGATCCTCGGGTTCGACGAGGTCCAGAAGGTCGATAAATACGGCGCCGGGGCCGTGGTGCTGACCGGCGAGGTCAGCCGACTCGCGGGGATGCCGATCGTGATCTCCGAGTTCATCGACAGCGAGTTTAACACCGCCGGCCTCTGGGACAACTCGACGAAAACGAAGACCGGCTATCTCATCGTGAACCGGAATCGGTGGTACGTCGGTGCCAGACGGTCGGCCGTGGTCGAGGTCCAGAAGGACATTCGATCCGGTGTGATCGACGCCGTCTCGACCGTCCGAAAGACGTTCTTCTCAGTGGACTCCACGAAGAAAAACGTGATCTGGTCCTTCAACAACTCCATTTCGTAAAGGATCCTGAACATGGACCCCGTCCTTCTCTTCACGCACGACTTCGGCGCGATCACCGCAACCTCATCCCGGGACTTCACCCTAGGCAATGTCGGGGGAGAGTGGATCGTCGAGTCCGCCGCGGTCCTCCCAAATGCAACCCTCGCCGCGTCGGGAACAAACTACTACACGATCACGATCAAGCAGGGGTCTTCCACGATCGGAACGATGGACAGTCAGTCAACCGCCTACACGTCCGGCACGGCGCGGGCGTTCTCGCTCACAAAGGACGTCAACGCCGAATTTGGAGGTACTGACGCCTTTGCCCTGGCGGCAACTCTCGCCGGCTCTGAGACCTTCGACGGGACGGTCTCGATCGTCTTCAAGAAGGTCAGAAGCTGATCGCCGATGCTCCTTAGATTTCTCGGCTTTGCACACACCGACACCTATAGAGGGCACGAGCCCGGGTGCCAGGATCCGTGGAAGGCCCGAGAGGCTCGGGACGTGCCGGCCGAGACCGCTGATCGACTGATGCAAGACTTTCCGGACGCCTTCACCCGGATCGGGGGTCGCCCGCGGTCTGCGGCGGTTCCTGCGCCGCCGCGGACCACGGCGATCGGTAGTCCCGAGGCTCGGGACCCGCTCGACCTGTTGGACTGCTCCGTCCGGAACATCCGCCGCGGGCTCTCGTCGGGTGAGTTCGACGCCTCGCTCGATGCGCTCCAGGCCGCCGAGGAGTCCGGCAAGACCCGATCCGGCGTGATCCAGGCCCTCTTGCAGCGCCGGGCGGCGACTCGGGGGTAGCTCGTGGCGCTGCTCACCAGCACAGAAGCAAAGGCCCTCAAACCCGATCTGTCGGGGTCGAGCCAGGACACCCTGATCGACACCCTGATCGGCCGAGCTGACGAAGCCCTCGCCGCACACTGCGGGTTCCCGAGGTCCGATACAAGCTCTGAACCCAGCCTGACGACGCAGACGTATACCCTCTACCTGGACGGGCCGACCTGGTCCGACTCTCGAGTCCTGTCGGTCCCCGTGTTTCCGATCGTGGCGGTGACCTCCATCTTCGACGATGTGGACCGGGTCTACGGCGCCGCCACAGAGGTCGCCTCGTCGGATTGGGAACTCGACATCGCCCGCGGCCTGGTCATCCTGAAGAACGCAAGCACCCAGGGCCTCTGGACCTCGTCGTGGAGGGCCCAGAAGGTCACGGCGACTCTCGGCTACACCGACGCCGCCGGCCACATTCCGCAGATCCTCCGACATGCCGGCGCGGAGCTGGTCTGGCACTGGTTCCGACTGACCCGAGAGAGGGCACAGCTCCGTCAACCTCGGCGGCCAGTCCGGATCCTCGTGGGACCCTGAGATCCCGCCCTACGTGCTGGAGCTGGTCCGACCGTTCCGGCTCCCGCGGGCGCTCCTGTGACGATCAGCCTTGAAGAATTCCAGCGGCTACTCGCCGAGGCGAGCACGGGCGGCGCCCTTCGCAGGCTCGTCCGCTCCACGCTCAAGGATGCCGCCTTCGGTGCCGAGCGTGCGGCGAAGCTCCGAGTCACCGGGGGCAATCCGTTGAACAGCCGATCGGGACGCCTCCGCGCCTCGATCCGCTCGGGCGCTCGCAGCGGCTCGAGGAGCACCCAGGCCGGCACGATCGAAGGGTTCCTTCGGGCCGGCGGCCCGTCTCGGCGTGGCGTGGTCCGCTACGCCAGGCTTCAGGAGTTCGGGTCCAAGGGGCCGATCACGCCGAAGAAGGGCAAGTGGTTGGCGATCCCGACGAAGGCTCAGAAGACCGCCGCCGGGGTCTCCCGCGGCGGCCCGCGCACCGTACAGGGCCTCTGGTTCCACCAGACCCACCCGGACAAGGCGTATCTGCTGAAGAGGATCGGAGGCAAGAACATCGCACTTTTCCTGCTTCGCAAGTCCGTCGTCGTCCCCGCTCGTCCATTCCTGCGCCCCTCGATCGACGAGGCCGCCGCGAAGCTCCCCGCCGCCCTCGCCCCCTTGCTCGCCCGGTCGATGAAGGCGGACCTCTGATGGCTTCGAATCTCAAGGGCGTGATCGCACAGGTCAAGACGCAGATCGCCTCTGCCAACGGATCAGGGGTCTACACCTACGATCTGAGCGCAGACGGCTCCGTCGTCCGAGGTGCCGTGCTCGATCCGCCGGTCAGCTCTCCGTGTGTCGGAATCTTCCACGAGACCACGACCACCGAGCCCCGGGCCCGCCTCGGCTATTTCGAGCGCACGACCTCGATCGGCGTCCACGGGTGGGTGTCTCACGACGGCACCGAGGGAGACGCAGAGGACGCCGCCGCGGACCTCTTCAACGACATCCTGCGCGGCGTCGAGAGCGATAGGACCCTCGCCGGCAAGGCGCGAGATGTCAAGGCAGACGGCACCTTCTTCGGCGGCGGCATGATCGGATTTGACGGCTGGGGTATCGTCGCTCTCGACCTGACTGTCAACTGGTCACAAGAGACGGGGGCTTAGGTGTCCTGGTTCGACCCCGCCTGGAAATTCCGCGCCTCGGTGACCATCGACAACACCGCCGGATCGTCCGGCTCGAAGGACTGGGCCTTGACCCTCCCCGGCTCGTGGGACCACTTCTGGGATAACACCCTCGCGAACGGCTACGACACGGTCCTTACCGCCGAGGACGGCACCACGAAGTTGGTCTTCGAGCGGCAGTCTTGGACGCACGCAACGCAGACCGGAGCCCTCCGGGTCGACGGGCACACCCTGTCGACTGCGGAGGCTCACCACGCCTTTATCTACTACGGAAA